ATCACGGGTGGGAACATTCCGACCGTTGTGTCGGATGGCATGAGGCTTTAGCTGCCGTATCCGCGGCGCTAATAATTGAAGGAGGCAAAATTGGTAGCGAACATATTCGACAAGTCGTCTAATGAGTGGGTTGAGGTTCTCAACATTTACCGCTCTAAGGGCGATGATGACATTCCATCAGCTGATGAAATCTGGGGCGAGACTCGCCTAGAGAAGCCGGATTATTGTTGGACGGCATACAACACAAACAAGCCGCTTGAGACTGTCGCAATTTATCCAACCGAGTTGGAGGCGTTGCGAACCGCTAATGAGTTGAATTACTACTCTGACGAGCGTTGGGTTGTGAAGCGTGTCCGTTTCGGTTTCGATTTGGCTGACGAGTTGGTTAGCGATGACTAATGATATTCCTTCGACTGATGTGATTCGTCATTGGGTGGCTTGGGGTTTGCCTGACGGGGTAGATGTTGAACTTGACCATGATTTTGAGCGTGTGCGCTTGTTCGAGGCGTGGCTTCGTGGCGTGAAGGCGGAAGCGTGGTCGGCGGGAGCACTTTGGGCATTGGCTGAGGCTGGGGTTATTGCGGACGAAAACGCTGATTGGTTGGCTCCCGGAGACAACCCTTACCGAGAGGGAGAGAACAAGTGAGTGACTACACACCTACCATTGAGCAAGTTCGTGAGGTTTACCGCAAGACGCTTCGCAAGGTCGATGGCGTTTATTCGTTGGTTCTTCCCGAGGATGCTGACGCAGCGTTTGACCGTTGGCTTGAAACCGAACGACTTGCTGAACGTGAACGCATCATCAAACTACTCGAAGCCGAGAACGAATACTTGTATGACGATGAACGCGAATACGTTATTGCCCTCATCAAGGGAGAAAAAGCATGAACGAGAAAACACAGTTCGAGAAGGATTTAGAGCAAGACTTGAAAGACCCAGAGTTTGCTAAAGAGTTCTATCTCGGGATTGGTGAAATAAAAGAGCGTGAACGCATCATCAAACTCATTGAGAACGAAGCCGGAATCTATGAGGACAAATTGATTGACCCGCACGAACTTATTGAACGCATCAAGGGAGAACAGTCGTGAGTGACATTGACGATAAAAGTTATCTGCTCGGCGTGAACTTAGAGCGTGAACGCATCATCAAACTACTAGAAAGCATCCGTGTTGGTGATGACTGGATAGGTCGTGACTACGCCATCGCGCTTATCAAGGGAGAAGAAGCATGAGCGACAAAAAGCAAGACAAAAAAATCGTTTTACGAAATGCCGCACAAGCATTAGCAAACGCTCAAGCCCTAATACAAAGAGCGTCCAAATAAAGTCATAGTTTTCCTCGTGATTAGATAGAATAAAGTCAGGAGGAACGATGCCCACTAAGCCTTTGCTGCGGCAGAACAGTGAACTAAGGGTTGACCGTATTTGGAACTGGACGCTTCCCGCCTATGCGGTGAGACTTACCGACGGTCGAACGATGAACGTTTGTCCGAATGCTGGGGCGTGTGCCAAGTTTTGTTATGCGCTAAACGGCACCTATCTTTTCAAGAATGTTCGTGGTGCGCATGAACAAAATCTGCGGCTGGTTCTAGACCACTTGAATGACTGGAAGTGGCAGATGATTGAGGAACTTCGACACAAAAGGTTTCGCCCTACTGGCAAAGAAAGACTTGCCGGGTATGACTTACAGTTGGATGAATGGACTGAGCTTTGGCGTAAAAGCGGCGGGGCTGCGGTTCGTATCCACGACTCCGGAGATTTCTTTTCCACAGAATATCTACAAGCGTGGATAGATATTGCCATTGTTACCCCGGACGTACTTTTCTACGCTTACACAAAAGAAGTTACGCGGTTCCGTGAACACGCTGTCGGTAAAACTCCAATGAACTTCAAATGGGTTTATTCGATGGGTGGTAAAGAAGATTCACTCATTGACAAAGACACCGAACGTCACGCCGACGTATTCCCCGACCTTGATGCGATAGATGAAGCGGGATATGTAAGTCAGGCAGAAAATGACTTGCTTTGTGTCTTGTTGCCAACAACCCGTATTGGTATTCCCGCAAACAATATTCGTCATTTCAACAAGAAAATGGAAAGACGTTCTTTCTCGCAGCTTGAGACTGAAAGAGAAAACTTTGTTGCGGAGAAGAAGGAGCGGGCTAATGCCGACCTACCTGTATAAGTGTCCGTCTTGTGAGGGCACCGCCGATGTTGTTCACAGCATGCTAGAAGAAGTCCTAGTCACTTGTCCTAACTGTGATGTCGCGATGGTAAAGAAACCTATCAACGCGGCAATCTCATTCTCTGGCGGATGGATGGCAAACCGGTGAGTTTGAAAGCACGCGCCATCGTTATTCAGTTTGACCCTGACAAAATGTTATGGACTGTGGAAGCATATCTTGAAGGTAAGTTTCTTGGTGAAGGTAGTGGACAGTCTTCTACTGAAGTATTCGATTTAGGTTTGGAGTTATTGTGGGACAAGTAGAAAAGCTGACGGTGGCTATTGAGTTCTTGGACTCAGTTATCAACATCCTGCCTCACCTTGATATGACAAAAGTCACCAAGGATTCTTTGAAGGCTTACAAGACTTTCCCTGACCAGCGGGCTGCTTTACAGATTGCTCTTGACGCTTTCAAGGGAGCCAATTCTGACGAGGCTCGCGCTGAGGCTGCGAAAGTTTTCAAGCCGGAACTTGACCTTGCCGACGAGATACTTGGTGAATAGTGACTTGGCTGGTGACGGGGGCTGCCGGTTATATTGGGGCGCATGTCATTCAAGAGTTTGTCAATGAAGGTATTGACGTTGTAGCCTACGACAACTTATCCACAGGGCGACGAGACTTTATCCCCAACGGTGTGCCTTTCGTTTATGGAGACATTCTTGACGGAACTCGCCTTGGGCAGACGATAAAGTCCTACAAGATTTCTGGCGTCATTCATCTTGCCGGGTTCAAATATGCCGGTATTTCAGTCGAACAACCTATCCGCACATACCGCGAGAACGTGGCTGGGATGATTTCTTTACTTGAGCAGATGGATGCTTACGGGGTGAAGAAGATTGTTTTCTCGTCAAGCGCGGCAGTGTACGGAACCCCAACTGTGGATATTGTGGATGAATCCACTCCGACAAAACCTGAGTCGCCTTATGGTGAATCGAAGCTTATCGGAGAGCAGTTACTTGTGGATGTAGGACGTAACGGGCTAAAGCATACGTCACTCAGATATTTCAATGTTGTCGGGTCAGGCAGTAAGAAAATCTATGACACTAGCCCACATAATCTTTTCCCCCTCGTTTTCGATGCACTGCTGGATGGGCGCAGACCGAAAATCTTTGGTAACGACTACCCCACACCTGACGGCACTTGTGTACGCGACTACATTCACGTCGTTGATTTAGCTAAAGCGCATGTGGTTGCCGCTAAACGCCTCGATAGAAAGCAGCCGGTTGCCCCTGTCTATAATCTGGGTAGCGGTGAAGGCGTATCAGTAAAGCAGATTATTTCAGCAGTCAAAAAAGTTACTGGTATCAAAACTAAAGCAGAGATTTTAGCGCGTAGACGGGGTGACCCTGCCAGAATTGTTGCTGACGGTAGTCTTGCCGCGGAAATGCTTGGCTGGAAGATGCGACACACTTTAGAAGATATGGTTGAGTCGGCTTGGTTGGCTCGTCAAGCAAACGGAGGAAACAAATGACGGACTTACTTGTAGTGGGTGCTGGGCTTTACGGGTTGACTGTTGCGGAACGAGCGGCATCCGCAGGGCTAAAGGTCACCATCATCGACCGACGCAACCATGTCGGAGGTAATTCATATAGTGAGTTCGATGAAGAGACAGGTATCGAGGTACACAAGTACGGTTCGCATATTTTCCACACATCCAACCAGCGCGTGTGGGATTACGTCAACCGGTTTACCTCATTCACTAACTATGAACATCGTGTCTACACGAACCACAAGGGTGTTGTCTACCCTATGCCCATCAACTTGGGAACAATCAACCAATTCTTCAAGGCATCCTTCACCCCAGAGGAAGCAAAACAGCTAATCAAAGACATGGCTGGCGAAGTTGGTGGGGTACCTAGTTTCGAGACTAAAGCAATCTCTCTTATTGGTCGCCCACTCTATGAAGCATTCATTCAGGGGTACACGGAGAAGCAGTGGCAAACAAAACCTAGCGACCTGCTTCCAGAGTTTATTACCCGACTGCCTGTCCGATACAACTATGACAACAGATATTTCTCAGACAAATGGCAGGGTTTACCAACCGATGGTTACGGGCGTTGGATGGAACGCATCGCTGACCACACAAACATTACGGTGGAACTCAACACTGACTATTTCGACGAATCACAGCCGCTTAGTAAAGCAAATACGGCTGGTCAAGTCAAAACGGTTTACACGGGACCCATCGACAAATACTTTGACTATCGTGGCGGTCCGCTAAAGTGGCGCACTCTAGACTTTGAGACGGAACATCACGACGTTGAAGACTATCAAGGCACCAGCGTAATGAACTATGCGGATACCGACTACCCTTACACTCGCGTCCATGAGTTCAAGCACTTCCACCCTGAGCGGGAAGAAGTATTCAAATCCAATAAGACGGTTGTTGTCCGCGAGTATTCACGTTTCGCTGGAATCAATGACGAACCTTACTATCCCGTGAACGGTGAAGGTGACAGATGGCTACTTGGTATCTATCGCCAGTACGCCGAGCAAGAGAAGGATGTCTACTTTGGCGGACGTTTAGGAAGCTACCAATATCTTGATATGCATATGGCTATAGCTTCCGCCCTAACGCACTCGGATAACATATACTTGAACTAAAGGTTTCCGCACTAATTGGATGGCAAATGTTGAAGCACGATGGACGCACGGTAGGGTTTACCGCATCAGCGTTCGACCTGCTTCACGCCGGGCATGTCCTCATGCTTGCCGAGGCAAAGAACCACTGTGACTATCTGATTGTTGCGTTACAGTCCGACCCTACGATTGACCGCCCCGAAAAGAACCGCCCTATCCAGTCGATGACGGAACGGTGGCTTCAGTTGGAGGCGGTAAAGCACATTGACGAAATCATCCCTTATGACACAGAGGATGACCTACTTGTTCTACTTCAAAGCATCCACCCTGACGTTCGCATCCTTGGTGACGACTACATCAGTAAAGATTTCACCGGTAAGCAGTGGTGTATCGACCACGGGGTAGAACTTATCTACGCAAACCGGGAACACAAGTATTCATCGACAACATTGCGTCAAAAGATTCACAAAGCAGAACAATCAAAGTAAATAACTTAGGAGGAAATGTGAAGCACAAAATTGAGGAAGTAGACCTCGCAGAACTCAAGCCCAACCCCATCAACCCCAAGAACCACAACCGGGATTTGCTGGACAAGTCGCTGGGCAGTTTCGGCTACATTGACCCTATCGTTGTAGACGAGCGCACCGGCTACATGATTAGTGGTCACGGACGACGCGAAACCCTTGAACTGATGAAGGAAGCTGGCAAGCCCGCACCTAACGGTGTAACTGTCAAGGGAGACAAATGGCTTGTCCCTGTCGTTCGCGGGTGGGAATCCAAGGACGACATTGAGGCTAACGCAGCACTAGTGGCACTCAACCGCACCACCGAACAGGGCGGATGGGATAGAGAGAACCTGCTACCTATCCTTCAGGGATTGTCGGAAGCTAACATTCTTGACCTTGTAGGTTTCGCAGAGTCAGACCTGACCGTACTAGAGCGTGCAGTAGAGGCAGAGACAGTCTTTACGATTGACGTATCGGATGCTATCGACGAGTTCATTGACGACACCGGTATCGAGAAAGACCGAATCACCGTCCTCTATTCGAGCGTTCTCCGCGTCTACTTCCAGACCGAGGATGCCCGTCAAGAGTTCTTTGACACCATCGGTTACGACAATGATGGCAAGCAACTCACCATCCGCTACCCTAAGTCGTTTGAGCGTCAGGCAGCCGAGAAATGGAGCTAGAAGGTACTGGTCCACTCAATTTCCCTGTCTACATTCCCACACGAGGTAGAGCACACAAGCAACTCACAGCCGATGCTCTTATCGAATTGGGTATTAGCCCTTACCTTGTGGTGGAAGCAGCCGAGGAAGAAGCATACCGACTAGCCAACCCACAATGTAAAGTCATTGTATGGCCACAACGGTTGATGGACGAGTATGAGAAAACACCCGAACTTGACCCACACCCCACCACTGGGGCAGCCCACAACTATGCGTGGGAACACTCACGCGAAATGGGTTACAGCCACCACTGGATTATGGACGACAACATTCGCCGGTTTCTTATCCGCCATAACGGTAGACGGGCAGTAGTTTCGGACGCTAAAGCACTTCGCTTCAATGAAGAGTTCATCCAAAAGTTCAAGAACCTTGCCGGAGTTAGCCTCGCAATGTCCCCGTTTATGCAAGGGAAAACCTTCGCACTCAACACACGCCTGTATTGTGCAGTCCTCTACCGTAACGACTTACACGAGTACGGAATCAAATGGCGACGCGGACTCAACGACGACACCATCGTATCCCTAGACATCCTCAAGACCGGATACTGGTGTACCGCCGAAAACCGAGCCATCGGCATCCTGAAACTAGGCACAAGCCGTAAAGGACGTATTGAGGGCGGCATGACCGACTTCTACGCACAAGGTGGTTTCATCAAAAAGTCGGCAGAACTTGTCCGACTACACCCAGACTGCACCAAGACGGTAGTACGGTTCAACCGCATCCACCACGACGTAGACTTCAGCAGCTTCAAGCAGCAACTTATCCCGGTAGACCCTAACGAGTTCCCACAACAAACTAAAGAACCCGCCCAGAAGGCACCAGAGGCTACCACGAAGGCTAAAAAGCCCACCAAGGCAGTAACCCCTCCGAAAGAAAAGAAGAAAGCTGTAGTGTCGGAAAGCCTACAAGCCGGAATCGACTTACTCGACGAAATAATCGCCAACCCTAAAACGGAAATCCTCCACCCTATCTACATCCCATCCAAAAACCGGGCAGACCGTGACGGGGCAGCAAAACTCCTCAAACAGTACGGTATCCCATTCAAAATCGTTATCGAACCACAAGACGCAAGTAAATACCTAAACCGATACGACCCTAGTGAACTACTCGTCATGGACAAAAACGATGAAGGTGTCCATTACGTCCGCAACTATGCCAAACAACACGCAACCGACAACGGTCACGCATATCACTGGCAGATAGACGACGACATCACCAAGTTCCTATTCCGCAAAGACGGCAAAAACAAAGCAACCAACCCCGCCCACGTCCTCAACGCCATAGAGACAGTAACCAACCTCTACGCAAACATCGGAACCTCAGCCGCCAAATACGACACTTTCGCATTCGGAGCAAACAGCCCAATACAACTCAACAAAATGGTCGCCAGCGCAATGCTATTCCGAAACGACCCAGATGTATGGTTCGAGAAAGACATGGTAGAAGACATAGACATCACCATGCAATACCTCACCAAGGGAGACTGTAGCCTCCTATTCGCCACCGCACTCTGCAAAGTCCCCACAACCCCAACAGACACAGGCGGACTAGGAGCAGACGCACGCATAGGCGGAATGGCAGAAACCCGATGCCAAAACCTCATAAACAAATGGGGGACAGACTTCAAACTCATAACCAAAAACAACGCCCCACGCATAGCCCCATCACAAGTATGGAACACATTCAAACAACAACCCACAATAAAACCAACTACTCCAAACCATCCCAAGGTAAAGTAAAACCATGGCGAGTAAAAAAGCACCCGAACCGGCACTATTAGACGCTGAAGCAAAAGTCATCGAACTACGCCGTGCAGGACTAACATGGGCAACAATCGCGAAGGAAACCGGCTATTCGGGACCCAGTGGCGCATATAAGGCATACCAGCGTGCCGCCGAGAGGCTTATCCGCCCGAACCTTGAAGAGTATCGGGATATGGAGATTGACCGTCTCGACCGTTTACAGGCTGGAGTTTGGCAGTCTGCCGCGCAAGGGAATGTGAAGTCTATTGACGCTGTGTTGCGTATCATAAACACAAGGGCAAGATTGTTGGGGCTTGAGGCTCCACAGAAGATTCAGGCGGAGGTTACTACTTATGACGGTTCAGAGCTTGAAGAGCGGACTAGACACTTCATCGCCCTTATTCGAGAAGCTAATGGCTCGCAGGGCAGTGTGGGAAGTGGACTTGGCGAGGACAGAGCAATTACCGGTTGAGGGTGATTGGTCGACTTGGCTGTTGTTGGCTGGTCGTGGTTTCGGTAAGACGAGGACTGCTGCTGAATGGTTGGCTTGGCAAGCGATTACACAGTCGGGTACTCGTTGGGCTGTTGTTGCCCCAACCTATGGTGACACTCGTGATACTTGTATTGAGGGTGAGTCTGGTTTACTAAACATTCTGAACGATTACGGGGTTGTAGAGAATTACAACCGTTCGATTGGTGAGATTGTTTTGACGAACCGTTCCCGTGTGAAGGCGTTCTCCGCAGACCAGCCTGACCGTTTGCGTGGTCCACAACATCACGGTGCTTGGTGTGACGAGTTGGCTGCATGGCGGCAACCTGACACTTGGAACCAGTTACAGTTCGGTCTACGTCTAGGTAACGCCCCTAAAACGCTGGTAACCACGACACCTAAAGCGATGCAGTTGGTGCGTGACCTATCTAAACGTGATGACGGGTCTGTGCATATTGTTCGCGGTTCCACATTCGATAACGCCGCCAACCTTGCCGCATCGGCACTGCGTGAACTGAAAGCCCGATATGAGGGTACCCGCCTTGGTCGCCAAGAGTTGATGGGTGAATTACTTGAGGATGTTGAGGGCGCATTATGGACTGGCTCAATGATTGAGGAAGCCCGTGTGGATAAAGCCCCCGAACTGCGTCGCGTCGTGGTCGCCATTGACCCTTCCGGCGGTTCAGCATCCAGTAATGACGAGCAGGGTATCGTTGTCGCTGGTGAGGGTGTCAACGGGGAATACTATGTGTTGGCTGACCGTTCCGTAAAACTATCCCCGGCAGGTTGGGCGCGTGTAGCCATCGACGCATACCGCGAGTTTGATGCCGACCGTATCGTGGCGGAAAAGAACTTCGGTGGTGAAATGGTCGAATCAACTATCCGCCAAATCGAATACAACGTTCCAGTCCGTATGGTGTCCGCCTCACGCGGTAAAGCCCAACGTGCCGAACCTATCGCTGCCTTGTACGAGCAGGGCAGAGTCCACCATGTTGGTGTATTCCCACAGTTGGAAGAACAGATGGCTACATGGACACCCACAGCCGGTGTATCCCCTGACCGTATGGACGCACTCGTGTGGGCTTTGACCGAACTCGCATCCGGCGTTTCCGCCTCAGCATGGTCTGCGTATATGCGGGAAATCGGTGACAACACTGGTAGAGTAGAGGCAGACGTTCCGCTTGACCCAAGAGAAGCAGCACGTCAGCAAGCATTCCGGCAGGGTTTAGACAGTCTAGGAAAGAACTAACATGGGCGCTCTCGACAATATTCGTCGCTTCCTCACCCCCAACGATTACGTCGAAGCAGCATCACGCTCCGCAGACTCCCTCGATAAGTTCTCTCCCGGTGTCCCTATCCAGCCCGCTGACGGGTTTAGCCGCACCCCTCGTGCACATGACTTCCTTACCGGCTACAACATTGCTGTACGCCCCCGCCGTAACGAGCGCGTATCCTTCGTCACTCTCCAAGGGCTTGTCGAAGCGTATGACATCGCACAAATGGCTATCACTCACCGTATCGACTCGATTCGTTCCATGGAGTGGTATCTGGAACCTGTTGAGGGTTATGACGGTGACACGGATGCGATTATCGCCCGCGCCAAGAAGATACTTGCCAGCCCTGACCGTGAACTACCATTCCGCGCATGGCTGTCCAAGTTCCTGTGGGATGTCCTCGCTTATGACGCAGGTACGCTTTACCGTATCCGCAATAATGCCGGTCAGGTTATCGGTCTAAAGGTTGTTGACGGCACCACGATTGCTCCCCTGCTCGACTATCACGGTGGACGCCCAACCGGTGACGCACCAGCCTACGTCCAGTATGCGCAAGGTGTCCCATGGAACTGGCTTACACAAGACGACATTATCTATGTGCCTTTCCGTCCGATGCCTAACTCGCCTTACGGAAAGTCACCACTCGAATCCATCCTGCTAAACGCCAACACAGACCTGCGTTTCCAAAACTACTTCCTTTCACGCTTCACCGAAGGAACTGTTCCTGAAGGTTTCGCCACCGCACCAGAGTCGTGGGGTCCCGACCAGATTTCTGACTTCCAAGATGCTTGGGAAGCAATGATGTACGGTGACGACTCAAAGAAACACCAGATTCGTTGGGTACCCGGCGGAACGACCTTCACTTGGTCGCAAGAGAATCCTTTCCAATCCGAGTTTTCGCTGTTCCTTATGCGTAAGACTGCGGCAGCCTTCCACGTCACCCCTAACGACCTCGGTTTCACGGATACGGTAAACCTCGCCAATGGTGAGACCCAGACTGACGTACAGTTCCGTATCGGTGACCTGCCTATGATTCAGCACGTCGAAGATATCCTTTCGGCGTTCCTCCAAAACGACCTCGGTCTGCCCTTGAAGTTCCAGTTCAACACTGGTCAGGAGAAGGAAGACCGTCTGATGGCAGCTCAGGTTGCCCAGATTATGATAAACAGCGGTGTCCTGTCGCCCTCCGAGGTTCGTGAGGAAATGTATGGACTTTCTGAACCTGACGGT